CGTCTGCCCAGCCTCGCTCAAGCTGAACTGGAAGCGCGAGGCGGAAAAGTGGCTCGCCCGCCCGATGTCGGTCGAGATCGCCAACGGCGCCGGGTTTCCGGTGCGCGCCGACGTCGTCATCGTCAATTACGAGCAACTGGGCAAGTTCCGCGCCGCGATCGATGCGCGCGAATGGGATTTGCTGGTCTCTGACGAATGCCACTACGTCAAAAACCCCAAGGCGCAGCGCACGGCGGTGCTGCTGGGCAAGTGGGACAAAGATCCGGCCAAGCGCGTCGAGCCGATCAAGGCGCGCCGCCGCGTGTTCTTGAGCGGCACGCCGATGATCAATCGGCCGATCGAACTCTGGCCTATCCTTCACGCGATCGATCCATGGGGCCTGGGCAAAAACAAGATGAGGTTTGCGCTCCGCTACTGCGACGCGCATCAGGGCGGCTATGGCTGGGACTTCACCGGCGCCAGCAATCTTGGCGAGCTTCAGACCAAGCTTCGCGCCAGCGTGATGGTCCGTCGGCTCAAGACCGACGTTCTGAAGGAGCTTCCCGCGAAGCGCCGTCAGGTGATCCCGCTTCAGCCGCAAGACGCCGCCACCCGCGCTTTGATCGAGCGCGAGAACGCCATCACCCGCCGCGTCGAGGCCGCTCGCAAGGCGCTTGAGGCTTCGGCGAATCCGGCCGATTACGAGCGCGCCGTCGCGATGCTGCAGGAGGCCGAGAAGGTCGCCTTCACCGAAATGGCCGCAGTGCGCCATGACGTGGCGGTCGCCAAGCTCCCGCAGGTGATCGAGCATGTCGCCGACACGCTGGAGAACGTCGATAAGCTGATCGTCTTCGCCCACCATTTGGATGTCTTGGCGGGGCTCAAGGACGCGTTCGGCGCCGCCGCTGTGGTCCTGACCGGCGAGACGCCTCTGCCGGCGCGTCAGGCCGCCGTCGACGCCTTCCAGACCGATCCCGAGATCAAGGTGTTCGTCGCCTCGATCAAGGCGGCAGGCGTCGGCATCACGCTCACCGCAGCCTCGACGGTTGTGTTCGCAGAACTGGACTGGACCCCTGGCGGGATGAGCCAAGCCGAAGACCGCGCGCACCGTATCGGGCAGCAGAACAGCGTTCTGGTGCAGCATCTCGTGCTCGACGGAAGCTTCGATCAGCGGATGGCAGAAACCATTGTCGAGAAGCAGGCGGTCCTCGACGCTGGCCTCGACAACCCGGTGACCGTCCCAGCGCCTGTGGCGTTAAAAGCCCCAGAGAGGCCCGCTGGCGGCCAAGTCGAGCCGGGGGCGGACGATCTGACCGGGCAACAGGTGCAGGCCGTCCACGACGCTCTGAGGATCATCGCGGGCCTATGCGACGGCGCTCAGGCGCTCGACGATCGCGGGTTCAACAAGCTCGACACCCGTTTTGGCCACGACCTCGCCAGCCGAGTCTCGCTGAGCCAGAAGCAGGCCAAGTGGGGCAAGACGCTGGTGGTCAAGTATCAGCGGCAGATCCCGGCCGAGCTTCTGGCGGTCGTGAAAGGGGGTGCGCAATGAGTTGCCCCCAGGCGGGGATCACCATCCTGATGAAAACAGGTGGCGACGATGAGGGCGAGTACCTTCAGGTCACGACGATGGACGCGACTGAGCACGGCGCGGCAGCGCTCAACTTCGCGATGATGGACTTCAGCGTGAAACGCAACCCATGCGTCGGTTCCCAGCTTTATTACAAGGACGACGTGGAAATGTTGGTGGCTTTCCTGGAGCAATGGCTGGGGAGCGAGTCGTGAACCGCGCCATTGCGGCGGCGCTCGCCCTCTCCATTTCCTGGGCTCCGGCCCAGGCGATGGACTTCAGCTATCGCACCTACAAGGGCCACGTCGTCATCGACGCGGTCGGCACTTTTGAACCCAACGACGGGATGAAGCTCGAAAGCTTCTTCCAGACCTTGCCCCCCGGCAGCATCTTTAAGCCCGGCAATGCAATCGTGTTCGACTCCAACGGCGGCAACGTCCTTGAAGCCGAGATCATGGGCGGGATCATCCAGCAATACCACTTGGCGACCGGCGTCGCGGCGCGCGGCCAATGCTCGTCGGCTTGCGTTCTCGCCTGGGCGACGGGGACGAAGAAATCGATCGCGCCAGACGGGTACATCGGCCTCCACAACGCCCGGAATAACACTGCCGGACAAGCCCCGAATCCCGAACGCGACCGCCTGGACGATCTGTATGACACTTGCCTGATGGGCAAGTGGCTGCGGAAATACGGCGCGCCGAACAGCGTCATCAACCAGATGCTCGATACCCCCTCGACCAGCATGTACTGGCTGAGCCGGGACGATCTGACCAATTGGAATGTGAGGGTCACGCCATGACCATCGCTGAAATAATCACTAAAATAGAACAAGCAATGACTGAATTAGATGTACGACCACCAGGAATTGGTTTCCTTAAACTACCAGAAGACGCCGAACAATACGCCTACAGACGCGGCGCGCGAGATGCTTATCAAATTGTTGTAGAGGCACTCAAGGAACTCCAAAATGACTGAGCCGCGCCTCATGATGAGGGCGGCGCGATGACCAGCGCCGCCGACGTCGCCGCCAGCATCGAGGCGACCGCCAAGGACATTATGCTGGCCATGCAGACCTACCAGAAGGCCCCGAAGGGCATGAAGCTGCGCGACAACGTCCTGATCGCCGTCGAACAGCTGATCGAGACTCTAGGGCGTGATCTGCCCATCCTGCAGCGCAAGCACGAGATGGATCGGAACCCGCTTGCATGAGGTTGCAAGATCCGCTACAAACCATTCAGACGCAATTCCGCGTCGCAACCTGAGACAAACCCGATGAACGCCATTACCCAGATCAAGACTGATCCGACCAAGGTCACCTATCTTGGCCTCGTTCAGGCCTATGACTACCTCAACCTCGAATTGTTTGAGGGCAAGCTGCCGACCTGCCTCGTCACCCTGCAGCGCAAGGCCAATTGCCGGGGCTATTTCGCAGGCGACCGGTTCGGCACCCGCGACGGCAAGTCCACCACCGACGAGATCGCCCTCAACCCGTCGACCTTCAAAGAGCGCGATACGCGGTGCATCCTCTCCACCCTGGCGCACGAGATGGTGCATCTTGAGCAGCACCATCTCGGCAAGCCCGGCAAGGGCGGCTACCACAACGCCGAGTGGGGCGAGTGGATGATCCGCATCGGCCTCATGCCGGTGAGCATCGACCAGCCGGGCAAGAAGACCGGCAACAAGGTCACCCACGAGATCATGAAGGGCCACCCGTTCGACCGCGCTTGCGCCAAGCTTCTTAAGCAGGGCATCGCGATCGACTACGTCGAGCTATGGACGGATGGCGGCAAGGCCAAGGCGAAGGGCAAGCTCAAGGTGAAGTACACCTGCCCCGAGTGTCAGCAAAATTGCTGGGCGAAGCCCGAGGCGCGATTCATTTGTGGCCTCTGCGAAGAGCCGATGGAAGCGGAGGAAGCGTGATGCTCAAGCCCACCATCCACCTGAACGGCACCGACGCTCGGTCGCTGTTTGAAGGCTACAAGACCGCCCATGAGGCGGTCAAAGCCGCTCAACGGGCGCTCGCCCAGTGCGCGCCCAACGGTCGCGACTATTACGTGCAAAAGTTCAACCCGCCCCTCGGGGCCCTCAACGAGGCGATGGCTGAGCATCGCGCCCGCATGGCCGCGCTGGAGACGATCGAGCGCGACCTTGAGACGCTTGGTCTGCACGTCATGGACAGCGGCAAGGTAAGTTAAGAGACGCCCGCCAGGGAGGGTAAGTCCCGGCAAGCCGCGCGGTGACGTGGCGCTAGGTAAACGGCGGCGCTAGCCTATTGCGCCGCCGCTGGGCCTTCAAGACGTTGCTCGGAGCCCTGGTGGGCGAGTTAGCTCATCTCCGCGAAGCGACGTAAATCACCGCACTTATGAGGGAGGAAGGAGGACGGCGAATGACGGGAGTGATGATCTTCGTCGGCATCTGGCTCAGCCTCATGGCCGCCGTCTTCGCCAGCTTCTGGATCGACCGCATCGTGGTCTTCGTTCTCTATCGCGTTGATCTCCCGCTTTTCGAGACCGCGTGGCTCGTCGCGGAATCGATCTATCGCCATCCGGACGAGTGGGCGGTCAAGTACGGCCACCTCTTGGAGCATCCTCGGCTAGGCGAACTGAGAGCCTATAGCGTGAGGGGCCTGGAGCTTGACGGCTGGGAGCCAAACTTTATCGAGCGGCGCATCATCTGGGACGCGATCGAGTGGAGGCGACGCCAACTGATCAGAAAGGCGCTGATC